CTTCGCCTAACCCTGGGTGTTAGGATGGGTCGGAAAAGGAATCCCAGCTTCCTAATGATCACGCCCGTCAGTTATGCCCAGTGCCATCAGACCGTGGTGCTGTTTGTGCTATGACGACTCAATTCGATGCCTAACCCGCGCAGGAATGCAACCCGGGGACCGCTAACGCTGTTTGGAGCTCGGGCCCGAAAGGCCTTTAGGGCGATGACATGCAGTGGGTTTGACGACGTATTGGAAGCCGATGGATCCTAGAGGGTCGATAGGTCCGTCGTGACCCTCTCCCGGGTCTCTGATTAACGTTCAGAAATGGGATAGTCCAGGGTTGTAAGCTCCGACGACGATAAAAAGGAACTTTCAAAACCAATTCCATACGACCATGAGCACATCCGACACATCAAACACAAATGACGTCCTCTCTCTCGCATACGTTCGCTCTATCGCTTTTGGCAGTTGGCCTATGGGTTGTCCCCACATCCCTGATGGTCTCTGTCGTGGCATTCGTAATTGCGTGGCTCATTCTGGCTGTACTGCTTGGGGGGTTCGCTTGGACCGCTTTGGCCGCGTTTGGCTGGCTTTGCTTGGAGGCCCCTGGCGGTCGCAAGGTTGCGCGGGACGTGGAAGAAACGGCGGTGTCTTTGCGGAGGGTATGGGACGGGACGGACGAGCCCAGCGCTTGTGCACCATCGGCTACAGGTTCCGAAGAATCAGGTTACGTGTCAGTCCGACTGAGCGTGGCAGGGTCGTGCGGATCATTGGTGAGTATGACCCCTCGGGGCCTAGCGTGTTCCAAGCCGGTGTTGGACGCGGCCGCCTTCGTACGATGCAAGATTGGGCTGCCGAAAGATAACGAGGCAAATCGTTTGGTCGTACGCAGGTTGGTGTCGGAGTACTTGTCAGAGCTGAAGGATTTGCGCAATGGGCAGAGGATGTTGATGGAGCCGATAGCAGTGATGTTGGCTTTCCAGCCAACCTCCGCTGATGTTTTTGCGCGCGATCTCGAGGCATCGGCTGAGTTGACACTGAGGCGAGACGACTACAGGGCGGTGAGGTACCATCACGAGGATGGTTGGTGGGCTCGGATTGCCGAGTGGCCGGGACTTGGTGTCTTCGGCAGGCAGCGGAGGTTTACGCCGATTGGGGCGTAGGGGTGCCTGATACGGCGCGGCGGAGCCACGACACGCGTGGAGCGTGACGTCCCGTGGGCTCGGTTGACCGTGCGTCGTTGGGCGCCTAGGAGGACGGAGAGGTCGTTATACCATATTCGGGGTCTGGAGTCAGGCGTTGAGTATTGCGTTTATAACAGCAACCTCAGGAACATGATACGTGGGATTCGGGAACGTGTATACGCGGTGGAAGTAGACGGTGTCCTCTGTCCACCACCGCGGCCGGATCCTGGGTTGTTTGCTGCAGAGTTGGACGCGGAGGCTTCCGCTCTTGATAAACTTGCGTTCCCGACCGCCCCGATGACAGGTGACGAATTCGTTGCCTTGTACGTGGGCCGCAGACACAAGGTGTATCAGGATGCGTTGGATAGTCTCACTGGCCAGCCCGTACACAGGGCTGACGCGGACAGCTGTGGCTTTCAGAAGGCGGAGAAGGTCAAACTTACTCCCGCCAAACCAGACCCAGCGCCTAGGATGATCCACCCTCGATCACCTAGGTACAACGTATCATTGGGCCGGTATATCAGAAAGATTGAGCACCGGGTGTACAGGTGTGTGGACGAGATGTGGGGCGACGATACGATCATGAAAGGCTACAATGCTCAGCAGGTTGCCGGCAAATTGCGTAAGAAATGGGACGACACACCTAGGTGTATTGCTCTCGGACTCGACGCAAGCCGGTTTGACCAGCACGTGAGTGTGGAGGCATTGAAGTGGGAACACGCTCGCTACCTATCATGGTTCCACGGAGAGGATCGACGCGAGCTTGCGCGGCTATTGGGCTGGCAGCTTCGTACCAAGTGCAGGTCACGATGCGACGACGGTGTCGTCAAGTACATTGTGGATGGCATGAGGTTCAGCGGCGACATGAACACCGGGTTAGGCAATTGCCTATTGATGTCGAGTTTGGTGCACGCTTGGTGCCGCAAATGTGGCGTAAATGCCGCACTGGCGAACAATGGCGATGACTGTGTGCTCTTCATCGATGCCCTCCAGGAGGGGCGGCTTGATCAGGACGGTATGACCGCGTGGTTCAGGAGGATGGGATTTACACTCAAAGTGGAATCTCGAGCGACCGACTTTGAACGGATTGAATTTTGCCAGGCACAACCCGTGTACAACGGTGAGACCTGGGTCATGTGCAGGAAGCATGGCGTCGCCAACTCGAAAGACTGCCTAAGTCTTAAGCCGTTGGATGGACCGCGTGTTTTCGACGCATGGCGCGCCGCTATCGGTGAGTGTGGCTTAGCTCTATCTTCCGGGGTACCGGTACAGCAAGAGTTTTATGTTGCACTCGCTCGTGGAGCAGGTGACCGGAAATTGTCCGATCCCACAATGGAGAGTGGGATGGCCAGGATGGCTGTTGGTATGCAAGCGAGATGGCGTGAGGTGACACCGGAGGCCAGGTATTCGTACTGGTTGGCATTCGGAGTGTCTCCCGATGAGCAAGTGGCGTTGGAGAGTGTCTTGAGGGGGCGAGTCCTGGTTTACAGCCCACCCATCCATGAGGGTACTTATGAGTGCCCACCTGAGCTGAAGCTATTTATGCCGGGTCCCCACCCGCTAGATTGGCGCAGTTAGACTATAATATAGCAATAACTATTATAACGAATGAGTAAGACGGGTAAGCGTAGTGTTGGTGGTCGTGGTGCGAGGCGTCGTAGCCAAGTTGTACCGCGGAAACGCGCGATGCGCGTTAAGGGTGGTATCAGCAAGGATGCTTTGGGGTACAAGAGACTTTTGCTTGACCCGTGCAATGCGCCACTCATCAAAACCCCCTATGAGGGGAATGATGGGTCGAGCGTGCAGCGCGGCGTTGGACTTGGTTTGAATGCGGCAGCTTACCAGGTGCAAGCTTTCCACCCAGTGTACGGTATGTGGGAATATAGTACTGCAAACTCCGCGGCAGCCAATAGTTTCACTCAGTTTGGTTCTTTTCCGAGATATGTGGCGGGCGCCCGAGCTATTGCCGGGTGTCATTCTAGTACATATGTGGGTCCAGAATCCACGCGACAGGGTCTCGTTTATTGTGGTGTTGTCCCTGGGTCGCTCGTGTGGTCCAACACAGCCGCTTCTAGTGGTGGCGGTGGCGGGTCAATTTCCCCTGATGCACTAGTATCCCGCATTGTCAATTATGAGCGTATGCCTGTAGACAAGTGCGAGGTGAATTGGTTTCCAGGAGAAGGTGATAGTGATTTGGCGATACCATATTGGGGCGATTTGACGTCAGTGGCGGCACAGGAGGCAGCTTGGTCAAAGACACATTTTACGATCTTAGTGAATTACAATGTTTCCACTGCCTCGGTCCAAACGAAGGCAGTGTCAGTTGTAGAGCAGAGCTCAAACCAGGCGGTGACAGGGTATGCTGCGTATACTGTGGGTTCGGCAGTTAAGCCAACGTATGATTGGCGAGCCGTGTTATCGTCTTTGTCTGAGCAAGATACCACTTGGTATTTGGGCACTTTTCGTAAGGTGGGCAACTTTATTTCTGGGGTGGCACGTGGTTACATTACGGCCGGCCTACCAGGTGCTTTGGGCTATTTGACCCAGAGTGTGGCCGGGGCCGTTACTGCTAGTCGTGAACGAATGAGGAGTAATCTATAGATAATTAGAGCGCCATAGAGAGGGCTAGAGTTGAGCCAGTGGACCGGCCCAGCGTTACGTTTCCGGAAAGGTGACCCCAGACAGGGGGATGAGAAGCGACTGTTACGTGTTTGGGGAAACACGGATGGCTCACCTAGTACGATTTCGTGGCGCATGGATAAGTCGGGAGCAACGGGGACCACGCAAGTGGGGGCCTTACCTCGTTGTGCAGTCAACCAAGGATTATATAACCCT